ATGACAGGGCTATCGGAATATAGAAGCAAATCCGCCGCATTATTACGCATTGTAACCTGTGCGGTAATCGTCCTTGCCCTGCTGGCTTGCGACAATGGGCAACCTGGCACACTGACCGACAATGGCGAAGTAATGCTCACACTCCGCATTTCGCTACCGACGGCAACGGACGGAAGTACCGCCACCTATGGGGCATAGAACGAAGCGTTTTTTTTAATGGTCGGGAAAAATGGGCAAAAGGTTTTGAAAACCAAAGGGTTTAGGCATGGTCGGGAAAATGGGCTGAATATTTCGAAGCGGTTTTTCTCTTTACATGGCTTACATCTGCTTTACGTTTGAGGGGCTTTTCTTCGGATATTCGGGGGATTGCTTTACATCGGGCTTGCAGATGGGGCTAAAACGGCCTGAAAGGGTTTTATTTTCGGCTGTGTGGCCGTTTTTTTGTGCCTATTTTTAAATATGGTGCCTTAAAATTCTTCCAAATAAGCATTATTTGGTATATTTGCAGCATAATAGAAACGAATATGGCAAAAGTGATTCATGTGCATTTGCTGCATAAAATAGACGGGACGAAGCAGAAAGACTGGTATTTCAGCAGTATATCGGCTGTTTATACGGTTCTGACGGCAGATCAGGTGGGGGCAACCAAGAATTACCTGCTTCATGCCGGGCTGTCTGGTAACGGCACAATATGCACGAAAAAGGCTATAATTAAGCAATCTACGCTCATCTCGGGTGGTAGTAAGGGAATGGTTAGAACGATATAATAGCGCCGTTAGAAAGGCTTGTAGGCGTTATTTCTTTGAATGCTGATTGGGGAGCTTATGGCTCCCCTTTTTTATGTCCCTACGGTTGGTTTTATTTGGTTAGGGGTTACTATTGGGGTTACTGTTAGGGGTTACTACTTCTTTAAGTTAGGGGTTACTTTAGGGGTTACTTTTTCAGTTCTCAGAGGGTACGCCCGAAATAGGAAACTATGTTATAAATGAAAGCAAGTGCCGTTTTTCTCTGTTTTCAGAGAGGAAAAACGACACTTGTTTGTGTGATATACCTTATTATAATAAAATAAATCCTTTGATTTACAGTGTATTTACGAGTTTACTTCAGGTAAATTCCTTCAAAAGTGTGTGCGTGCGTCCTTTTTTAGCCTTCTGTAGGAGGCATGCGTGTACCACTTAGAAGAACTTGCTGATACTTCCGATTACTTCAAAGACATTGATGATGCGTGATTTGTCGAATTCCTGTTCATCGTAGTCATTGGTGTTGATGGGAATGAAGCGCAGCTTGTCCGGATTTGGCGACCTGCGGAGGATTTTAATGGTGCGGATGGTATCCAGCACCACTGCATAGATTTCGCCATACTGGATGTCGTTGAGTGTACATTGGTGCAGGGCAATGATGTCGCCATGGTTTATTTTTGGTTCCATGGAGTGCCCGGTGACATTGCACCAGAGGCTGGCTTTTTCGAATCCCCTTATTACGATGTTGGTGGCGGGTATATTCACCTGAGAGTTGAACACCTCATCGAATCCCCCAATAAAGTCCACGTCGTAGTATGGTGTGCCGACGGACGGGTTCATAGATGTTGTAGGCAGAGTCGAAGAATTTGCTTCGTCTATTGTTTTAATGCCGTTCAAATCATCTTTTAACATACTCCCCTTACCGGTTAGCAACCAAGCTGGATTTATAAAATCACACTTTGTGTATAATAGCTCTGCATCAAAAGTATTTCTTGTGTACCAATTTGAAACAGCTTGTGAAGATATGCCTAAAAATCTCGCAAAATCAGCGTTCTTACTTATGCTTAGGTGTGATTTTATAGAGTCAAGCATTTCTCCTTTTGATATAAATGAAACATTTTGTGTCATTTTCTTTAGTTTTTATTTTGTTTAATGAAACAGAATGTGTATATTTGCAGCGTGTTTAAGATGTAAACAGCGCGCCAAATATACAAAAAAGGCGTGTGATTAGCGAATTTTAAGGATTAAAGAAAATGAAACGATATTGGTTTGAACTGACAGATGAGCACTATAATGATTTGGGTGCTGCCATTTCAGACGGCTGGCAAAAATCACCTGCTATTGCCGAAGCAAAGAGGTGGATGAAGGAAAACGGAGTGAAGGCTGCTATCCTTGTATGCAACAGCATGGCGACGGACAACATACTGGACATGATACATATAGAAGAAAAATAAAAACATAAGGATTATGACACAGCAAGAATTTATGGAACGGACGGGGATAACCCCTACAGCAGAGGATTTTGATTACATCCATGCGGTTTATCTGAACACTTCGATGAACAAGGATGAGTTCTGCAAAGATTTCAAGAAACATGGGGACAGCCGGATTATCCGCGATGTTCATGTGCGAGTGCTGAACTATGAAATGAAATGTGAACGTCAAAAGGAAGTTATCGACAACCTGACCGATTTTCTGATTGGCAAGGCACATGCGTATGACGATACCGATTTCCGCAAAGAAGCGGTAAGGCTGGCCGGTGAGGTGGAAGTGGTGAAACGGACCATCGAATTGGGGCTTCCGCTTTGGGATGAAGACAGGAAGGTTGTCCTTTCGATGATAGAAGAACAAGGCAAATAGATTGCCGGATAACTGGCAGCCCGGAAAGACGGGCAGGGGCGGCAGGCACGGCCGGAGAGTTGGTAAATCGACAATGAGAAAGCGTAGAAAGCCGTCGGGGTTCGATTCCCCGCGCCCCACGATATTAACCTCTAAAATTTAGATTTATGGCAAAGAATTTCAATCAAGGGAGAGCTGAACGCCAGTTCAAGCAGAAGCTTCGCACGATGATAAGCAGTGCGGCCCATACACAGAACATTGCCGACCAGGCTATGGATTTGGCCGGACAGTTCATGACAGAGGATGCGATCAGTAACTCGGATGCCTACCGGGTGTTGGAGAATGTGAGCTGTGTGTGCGAGGAAGCCATGCAAGTGCTGATTGAGGAACTGAAAAAGGGAACACGCCTTTACGAGATACTTCCGGATGATTCGGATGACATCAAGCGGAAAGCGATTGAGGAATTATAAATGAGCAATATATCAAGAGATAAACGATATGAGAAAGCAGATTTTGACAGATAACGAAACAAAGACCTTCCTGATGAAGACATTCGGATGCAGCCGTCAGGCTGTATGGCAGGCACTGAATTTTGTCCGTGACAGCGACCAGGCGCGCCGGATACGCACTCTTGCCCTGAAGCGAGGCGGCAAACTGACTGACGGGAACTTCATTCCGAACTGCGAAACCACCTTCGAGGAGTGCGAGAAGACCATGACCTGCACTTTCGGTCCCCGTGTAAAACTCGTGGTCCACAGAAAGACCAATGATGTGGATGTGTACGTGGACGGAAAACGGACTGAAACCTACCAATGTGAATTTGTATCGGATTTCATGCAGCTGCAGCACGAGACCCAACAGATGGCATCTGCCTTATAAATAGAAATGAAATGGAGTATTATGGAAAGATATTGTGCATATCCTACAATGACCTGACTTACGATGACCGACCGGTGATGGTGAATGGAAAGGCAGACTACAGCAGAAGCCGCACGCTGAAAGGAGTTCATCCTTCCACTCTTTCCGAAGAAGAACTTGCTCCTATCATGTCGGTGCCCAATTACAAGAAGTTAGCGGCAAAGGAGAAAATCAATGTAGTTCGATCCGGAAGAGGTCTTGGAGGTTACGTTTTGGTAGAAATAGCCACCATGCCCCTACGGTTTCAGGAAAGGATAAAACTAAAATACGGAGATATGAAAGAAGACGTAATAAGAAACTGGCTCGGCAGCCATTACCACATCGATGCGAAAGCCCGGGAATTTTACACCCGGTTCCGTTTTGACAACGGAGATGCACTGCCACCGGAACACATCCAAGAATATACGGTAAACGCTTCGGTAATTGAGGCAGTGATGCGTGCCATGGAGGATGCCACGTTTATGCGAAAGGCCATGAAGGCCGGGCCGGTGAACTGGGGCGAACTGGCAGGAGCCATCAGTTACTACCAAGCAGAGTTCGGACATACCTTGCCTGTCAGTTCCAACCGCTTCAAGAAGCGTGTGAATGATTTTAAGGCCAATGGCTATGAAAGCCTTATCAGCCGCAAGTTCATGAATCAGAACCGCCGGAAAGTGACCTACGACATTGAGCGTCTGCTGCTGAGCATCGATGCCCAACCGGAGCAGCCCTTCAATACCACAGTGTGGGAGCAGTACAATATGTTCGTGCAGGGTGAACTGGAACTGTATGACCCCGAGACTGGCGAGGTATTGAACCCGTCAGACTTTACCGACAAGGATGGAAATCCGCTGGTATTGAGTCCGGCCACGGTAGCCAACTACCTGAACAACCCCAAGAACAAGGCCCTTCGCGGTAAGCTGCACATGAGCCAATGGGACTTCAACAACGCCTACCGACCTTATCATCTGCGCAGCATCGGTGAATATGCCTTGAGTAAGGTTTCGCTTGACGACCGCGACCTTCCGCGCCCGATGAAGGATGGCAACCGAGTGAAAGCCTATTATGCCTACGATGTGGTGAGCGGTGCTGTGGTGGGATATGCCTACAACCGGTACAAGACTACCGAGTTATTTTTAGACTGCATGCGAAACATGTTCCAGACCCTGGACCGGAACGGCATGTATATCCCCGCCGAGTTAGAAGTGGAACACCACCTGGTAAGCGACTTTGCCGACGGATTGATGCAAGCCGGTACCGTCTTCCCCTTGATCCGCTGGTGTAACCCCGGGAACTCGCGTGAAAAACGTGCCGAGCACAAGAACCGCGAAAAGAAATACGGTGTGGAGAAACGCACGCAGGTAGGTATCGGCCGATGGTATGCCAAGCTGGAGGCCAACCGCCCGAAGGAAGAAAAGGTGTATGACGAAAAGAACAACACCTACAAGGTGAAGACCTATAGTTATGAAGAACTGGTAGCCGATGATATACGCGCCATTGAGACCTTCAACGCACAGCCTCACCCCAACCAAAAGCGCTATCCGGGCATGAGCCGTTGGGATGTGCTTTGCGCCCATCAGAACCCGAACCTTGCCCCTTGGGACAAGGCCGTTCTTTACCGGTTCATCGGGCAGCACACCGAAACAACCATCCGGCAGAACACCTACTGCACGGTGATGTACAACCAATACGGACTGCCCAGCCCGGAAATCATCGAAAAGCTGGAGCCGAGAAACTACAAGGTAGATGCCTATTATCTGCCCGATGCCGACGGAGCCATCCACGAGGTATATATCTACCAGAACGGACGATATATCGCCACCTGCAAGGCCGTAGCCCGTTACAATGAGAATACAGCCGAGCAGACCGAAGCGGACAAGGTAGCCTATACCGAACAGGCCAAGTATGTAGCCCAATTCGACAAGATGATGAAGGACGGAAAAATCAAGCGTGTGGGCATCCTTGCCAAAGAGGAAGCGAAGCTGATAACAGAGGTACAGGCGGAAGCCGTTCCCCTTCCTATCCAAGACGAGGAAGAAGATTACTCAGCCTATATGGACATCAGTGCTTTCGAGCATGATGCAGTAGCCAAGATATAATTAACGACGTTAGAACGAACTTAAAACAGCATTCAAATGGAAATAACAAATGAAGTAAAGCAACGTATTGTGGCAGCGATAGCCGCCGACCGTGAAAATTATCCCAGTGACAACCGCCATGCTACGGCACTGGGCATAGCCCCCAGCGTGTACAATGCCATCAAGCGGGGCAATTATGAAAAGCAGGTCAGTGATGCCAACTGGGTAGGCATAGCCCGAAGACTGGGCGTGCAACTGCGTACAGAAATGCCTTGGCTGGCAGCCCAGACCCCGACCTACGTGTTTGTGAGCAAGCAGCTGGAAGTGTGCCAGGGAAGCGGTTTGAGCGCCATCCTGTGCAATATGCCCAATATCGGCAAGACCTTTACAGCAAAAGCTTATGTGAAGCAACACAAGCACGCCGTATATGTGGACTGCAGTCAGGTGAAGACCAAGTTGAAGCTGATACGCTACATTGCCAAGGAATTCGGTGTGACCAGCAACGGACGCTACAGCGACGTGTATGAGGACTTGGTAGCCTACCTGCGCACGATTGATACTCCCCTGGTTATTCTGGATGAAGCCGGCGACCTGCAGTATGAAGCCTTTTTGGAGCTAAAGGCCTTATGGAATGCCACGGAACGTTGCTGCGGCTGGTATATGATGGGGGCTGACGGACTGAAGGAGAAAATAAACCGCGCCATTGAGGGCAAGAAGGTGGGCTATACCGAAATGTTTAGCCGTTACGGGGACTCCTACAGCAAGGTGACCCCGGATGATGCACAGGAACGAGAAAAGTTCCTGAAAGCACAGGCTGCCATCGTGGCCAAAATCAATGCCCCGGACGGGGCTGACATAGCCAAGATTGTTCACAGCACCGGAGGCGGCTTGAGGCGAGTTTATACCGAAATCGAAAAATTAAGGAGGGTGCAGGCATGATAAGCAAGATAGAAATGCAAGCGATGGATGCTGTTATCGGTATCCATCGCGAGATGAGAAAAGCGAATGAGATAGACTGGGAACAGCGCAGATATGAAGTTGCGAAAAATGCACTTCCTGCTATCATGAATAAAGCGCCAGTTCATTTCACCAAAGAAGATATTATTCAATGTGCTGTGGATTTTGCCGATACTCTTATTGAAGAATTGAAAGGAGGTAGCCGTGAAACTGAAGAGAGCCTACAGCCCCGGTGAGGTGCTGAACATGAAGATTCCCCGGTTCGAGTTTTCCGGGGACTGGCAAACCTCGATAGGCAACCCGGCCAAGAGCGGCGTGTGGATTATTTGGGGAGCCAGCGGAAACGGTAAGAGCAGCTTTGTGATGCAGCTGGCCAAGTACCTGTGTCGTTTCGGACGCGTAATTTATGACAGTTTGGAAGAAAGTACCGGTTTGTCGTTCCAGATGAGCCTGAAACGGCACAAGATGGGTGAAGTGAAAAAGAAGCTGATTATCCTTGACCGGGAACCGATGGAGCAATTGGAGGAACGGTTACGGCGCAGAGGCAGTCCCGGAATCGTGATTATCGACAGCTTCCAATACAGCGGCTTGAACTACAAAACCTACAAGGAGTTCAAGGAACGTCATCCCAAGAAACTGTTTATCTTCATCAGCCATGCCGAGGGGCTTCATCCGGCAGGTAGAAGCGCCCGCAAGGTGGAATATGATGCCGATGTGAAAATCATGGTAAGCTGTTTCAAAGCCTGGTGCAAAAGCCGCTTTATGGAAAAGCCCAGTGAGCCCTACGTGATATGGGAAGAAGGTGCTGCCAAAACATTGAAGGACGATAATATGGAGGATTATTTAAATGATGGAATGGGAGAATAAGCTGTACCAGATACTCCTGAAAGGACAGGAAGCGGAGGCCGTGGTGGACGATTGGGTAGAGCGTAACATACAAAGTGACCTCCGTCTGCGCAGGGCCAAGACAAAGGGACACGTAGTGATAGAAACCAGGGATGTGATGTTTGCCCGGAATATTCAAGTATGGCATCCGTCCTGCCAAATAAACATTAAAGATTTGAAGTGATGGAAAAGAAAGAAGAAAAGAAAGTGTGCTGCATCTGCGGCAAAGAGTATGAGGGCTACGGATACAATCCGTTCCCGGTGAAAGAAGAAGGCTGCTGCTGCCAATCGTGCAACTACAGTGTGGTCGTTCCGGAACGATGGGAACGGCACAAGGCTTATCAGCGCGGTGAAGCGACCGGTGCCGGGAAAGTGTACATCAGCGGAGCCATCGCGCACTATGATATGAATGAGCGCAAGGAAGCCTTCAGCCGTGCCGAGGAGGAACTGAAGGCACAAGGCTATGACCCTGTAACCCCTTTCAGGAACGGATTGCCGGATGAAGCTCATTGGAGAGCCCACATGCGGGCCGACATTGCCCTGTTGCTGGCTTGTGACTATATCTATATGCTGAAGGACTGGGAACTGAGCAAGGGAGCCAAACTGGAACTTGACGTGGCCAGTTCGTGCGGTATTAAAGTATTGTTTGAATAAAGTTAAAGGCTATGATACACCAAAGTTTATCAGAAGGCGGGCATAAATGGGAGAAGCAGAATCTCGTTACAATTTCAGGTCGTAAAGGAAACTATGACATATACAAGTGTAGTCAATGCGGTATTGAGGGGCGTTCTTACCATTTAGGGACAATTGATATTCCTGAGAAGTTTGCACATAAAGCCAATTCATGTCCCAAACTTGTCAAAAAAGGAAAGATTAGAGTGATAAGGTGTACTGCTGTTGGTGCCCAATTTAAGAATCTGACACCAAACAGTATTCACAACGTGATAGATGCTCCAGCCGGGGAAAGTAGTACAAGAGGTATTTGGGTCATGGGGGTTAACGAACCGGTAATGTTGCTTTATGGAGAGTTTAATTTTATAGACGAATAGTTATGGCACAGGAAGTAACCAATTTCGCCCGGTTCTACGCATTGTTCAACAAGCTGCCCTGTACAGGAGACCGGGAAGAATTCAAGAAAAGCATTGTGCAGCAGTACACGTGGAACCGTACGGAAAGCCTCCGTGAAATGACATCCAAGGAATATGAAGCCTGCTGCTGTGCCTTGGAGAAACTGACCGGGCAGGATGAATGGCGGCAGAAACTTCGCGAGGAACTGCGACGGAAACGCAGCGTCTGCCTGAAGCTGATGCAACAGTTGGGTATAGACACCACCGACTGGAACCGGGTGAACGAATTCTGTAATAACCCCCGGATAGTCGGCAAGCCCTTTGTTCAGATTAGTACAGCGGAGCTGGAACAACTGGCCATCAAACTGCGGGCTATCCAACGAAAAGGAGGTTTAACCGATAAATAAGACAAATATGGATAAAAAAGCACATGAAGCGCTTGAGTGCATAAGAAAAGACGTGACCCTAATGACTTCCGATTTGGAGAACGAGGATGCAGCAGAGTTTTTCAACGAGCTGGCCGACTGGGCGTATGCCAACGGTGAAGCCATGCTGATAGATGATGAACCTGAAAAGCAGGATGGTGAGGAAGAATAAAAAACAAGTGATAAACATTCAAAATGATTTAAACATGGAAAAGAACAACCAAAGTGTGGACATCAAGTCCCTGAGTAAAGAACAGCGAGCAGCCCTCATGGCCCAGCTGCAGCAAGAAGAGAAAGAAGACCGCATCGCCCGTCGTGAAACTTACGAGGCATTACGCGGTGAGTTTATGCACGAAGTAAAGACCAACGTCCTTGAGATGGTGAATGCCGTGACCGGGTTCCGCGGATGGCTGGAAAAAGAAGCCGATGCCTTTACCAAGGTGATGAAGGAATATGGCCAGGTGAAAAGCGACGAACAGCGCAGCTATACCATTACGGACGGAGACTTCCGTCTGGAAGTGAAGAGCAACAAGGTGAAAGGCTTCGATGAGCGAGCCGACATGGCAGCCGACCGTCTGATTGACTATTTGAAGCGCTACATGCAGAACAGCGAGAAAGGTTCTGATGATCCGATGTATCAGATGGCCATGACCCTGCTGGAGCGCAACAAGATGGGCGACCTGGACTACAAGAGCATTTCAAAGCTTTACGAACTGGAAGATAAGTTCGATGAAGAGTACGCAGACATCATGCGCCTGTTCAAGGAAGCCAACGTGGTGCAACGCAATGCCACCAACTACTACTTCAGTCGCCGCAACCCTGAAAACGGCGTATGGACCCGTATTGAACCCAGTTTCTGCCGTTTGTAGCCGAAACCCGTTAACCCTGTAAACAGAAAGCGCCGCAGTTGTTATAATTGCGGCGCTTTTGTTCTTAAAATAGATGGAAATCAGTTATTTTTGTAAGAGAAATAAAATGTATGGGCAAAGGACGGGATAAAGAACTGATCAAGCTGCGTGACGAGGCACTGTGCCGCCGTTACTACTATTGGACAGAAATACAGCGGTTGCGGTTCGACGATGCTTTAAAAGTGTTGTCGGAGCGCGAATTCTTTATATCCGAGGAACGTATCATGACTATCATCCGCCGGAAATCACGCGAAGGAACAGACTACAATCTGAAGCCTGTTCCCAAGGTGAAAGCCCCCCGTCTGACTGCCGCCCAGCTTGAGCTATTTCCCGTAAGATGACGGCATGGCCGATTCATCGTGCAGTGTGAATGAGAACGTCATTTCATAAACCTTGATATAATGTGGCATGGCATACGAGCGGCTTTTCTCGCGTACCAGCGGCGAAGCGTTGTCCGTGCATTGCAGACATTGCAGCGACTTGTATAATTTTCCGGCCAGCTGCTGCCTTTCCCTCACCTTGTCATACGTACCGGATGCGTAGCTTGTATCGTCGTAACAATCGATGGCCAGCCGGATGGTCAGTACGGATTCGCTTTTCTGTGCCCCGTATCCGAGGTCGTGCCAGTCGGAACTGGTATTTCCAATCAATACGCAGGGGAAAGTAACCGGGTACTGGTCCTCTTCCGCCCCCATTTCCAACTGTCCGTAGTCCTCGTCAATGAGAGAGAGTTCCGGCAGCTCCTGTGCAATCTGTTCCATGATTGCAATAAAAATTTCGTCCATATCGTTATTTGTTTAAAATGTTGGTAATTTCCTGGTCCACCTTTTCCCTGATACGCCGGTTCAATTCTTCGCTTTCGCCCATGAACTGGCGCTGCGGGATGCGGATGTGCAGTTTCTTCTTTCTGGTAAGCGCCATGTTCCTCCAGAACTGTGCCTGCGGATTCAGTTCCTTTGGTTTGGAACGCCGTTTGACGCGTTTCTTTTGCCCTGTGCCGGCTTTTCTTCTTTTTCCCGAAGCCTTGTAGAACCTGGCCCATGCAAAGCGCCTCATGCGGTCTGTGACGGTGACATCGATTTCGCCGCCCCAGTTGTGGACGGGCGCATAGATCTCCTCGTTGAACACTCTCACCCGATAGTCGGCAGGCGTGTATCCGACCGATTTGAAGAGATGCTTCCTGCCGGAGAGCAGCGTTCCGTAGTTGCTGGCGGCATCAGTACCGCCCGAGGAGAGACGTCTGGCTTTGGGCCAAGGGTGGAGTCCTCCATCCACAAAGCCACCCTGCCGGAAATTATCCTGGAAGTGGTCTTTTGCCATGCGGCCAACGGCGACGGGCAGTTTGCGGCGCATCATACTGTCCAGCCTGTTACGTTTCCGCTTTATCAGTTCCGTAAAATCTTTTATGTCCATAATCATCAGTAATTCAAGAATAATTTATAACTTTGCAACCGAGGCTTCCAATATGCCTTTTATGCGTTATGAATATACCGGAACAAGTAAAGAACGAGGCCCGTGCGCTTATTGAGCAATACGGTGACACCTTCGAATACCTTGGTATTTATGAAGGTCAGGAAGCCTATGTGTTCAAGTTTCCGGAAGACTCCTGTACCGGTTATCCTTTCGTCTATCTGTATGACGGTAAAGACGCGACCGAAATAACCGGTCCGTTATCCCTTGACGTTATCGATTCATGTATCGAAAATATCGAGGAAGGAGACATCGAATAATTTATTGTCAATTCTCAGGACTCCCCTGCAGTTGTGGGAAGTCGCAGCTCCTATTTCACATAAATATTTTACGTCTTTCCATTCCATTCCCGAACCGGCAGAATTATCGCTTTGGGGCTCGATGTACCTGAGCTCACCGTCTGCGAACCGTTGCAGGATTGTAGCATGGCCGCCTCCGTTTTTCCAACCGATACTCAATTCATACACGCCTTCTTCCTTACATATCTCATCAAAATACTCCATGTATCTTTTAGGGGTCATTTTCAGGTATCCTTTATACGCGAGCCAGTTGTTTATACTTATATGTTGCGCCGGAGTGCCGTCGGTATTTTTCCAGACTTCAAAAGCACGTCCATTACTCAGATATTCAAGTTTAGACCCTGCAATATTTCCCTTGGCTGTGATATTCCATCCCCGTAACCGTAAAGCGTATGCCGGTGCGCAAGTCTGGCAGTTGATGCTATACGGAGTATCCCGTTCCTTATCGTAATCGCTATTCTTCCGGTATCGGTTCCCCCTTTTATCACGATACATCCCGTTAGGATCTGGAATATACTCGTCCACGTGTTTGGGATTCGCATTCTGTTTGTCCGCCTTATCCACATCCATAGGTTTCCCTTTTTTGATTTTAAGAGCTTTTTCTATTTCGAGGTTGTTCCGGGCAATGGCCATTTTTTCCTCCCCGGTAAGACTGTCCGGCATTTCGGCAATCATTTCATCAATGCGCGCCATAAGTTTATCCACCGCTTTTTTGGCACCTTCGTGGGCTTCCGCCTGATATGGATGATTGTCGGAAAACAGTTTGCCGTCCGTACCCGGATTGTTATCCAGTCCGGGCTGGGGCCTGTTCTTGTCGTCTTCGTCCGGAAGTGGTGTCGGCTCCTCGTCGGTGGCCGTGAGGTCGCACTTGCAGTTCCACCGGTCGCCCGGTCGGTGGATGTTCCAGAACGTGTCATCAATCGGCCGGACGGTATTCCAGAACGGGCGGTGGTCTGCCCCCGGATGAATGGAGGTGGACGGCAGCCATTTGAGGTTGGGCAGAATATCGCGTTCGCGCAGGAACTGCTGCCAGTCAGCCGCCTGATGCGCCCGGATAACCGCCGTGTCATACTCCGTCCGCAGCCAGTGACGAACCTGATGGGAAGCAATGGGCAAGACTTCCTGTACCCATTTGTCGAACGGTTTTAAAATGCCGTTTGAATCCAATAAAAGCCGTGCCATGTCATTCTGCATACGATGTACCTTGAATGCCGAGAATACGGCATTGTTCCGGAGTATGGCATTTCTGAAATCCTCGTCCGGAGTAATGGCCTTGGATTTGCTGAACCCTTCCTTTGCCGCCTTGTCCATCGTTGCCCATATTTCATTGAACAGGTTGATTTCGATTTCGGTTGCCGGATGAAAGTCCCTGCTGTATATGTTCAGCAAGGCACGCCGCAGCACCTCTTCGGAAAAGTCAAACTCCATGGAGATGTTGCCATTGTCAGCCGCATACAGTCTGTCGACTACCAGTCTAAAGCTGCCCCGTCTGCCGGGGCTTTCACGAAAAAACCTTTGAGCCAGTTCCGGAAGTTTCTTTTCTGTTTCGGTGTCGGTTCATCATCCCGTCCCTTATTCGCCGGTTCCGGCTCTTTCTTCGGGCTTGGAATCCGGGCGGCTTGTTCAGCCGTCTTTTGTTCCGCCTTCAGCTGCTCGTAGTTGGCCGGTTTGTCGATACCGAATTCCTCATAGAGATAGTCGTCATCGATGGGGATGTTGAAGTTTTTCTTCAGCTGCGTAAGGATGGATATTTTGGTACCGGCATCCGTTTCCTTCGGTTCCGGAAAGCAAAATGTCCCCCTTTCAGTATTGATGCCCATGCGCAGCAGAATGTCCGTCATGTCGTAATTCAGCACGTTGAGCACGTACTTCCGGTCAGCCTCCAGCACCTTGTCCTCCACCTTTTTATGAACCGTACCCAAAGCCTGTGTGCCTTTTTCGGACGATTCGGTGGTCAGCGTATTGCCCAGTATCAGCTTGGAGATTTCGTTGTTGCACCGTTCGCAGAGGCGTTCATAGACATCGGCAGACCCTGTTTTGTTTCCGGCTTCCGTAAGTTTGAGTTCCGTGTCCTTGGCATGAAAGAACTGCGCCAGGCTTCCGGCATTCGCCGCATCCTCCATGGCCCGCTGGCGGGACTCATCGTCATCGGAGTCATAGATATATTCCTGGATAGGCATGCCGAATACCTCGGAGAACTGTGCCCAGTCGCCCGTGGTGTTACGTTTGTAAATGACCCAAGGAGCCGCTTTGGCCAGCAGGCCCAAATCGGACGGTGAACCCACAAAAAGCAGGTCGGTATATTCATCCCAGGAATGGCCGGTAGTGTCCGTCTGGTGCCGCAAAATGAGTTCCCTGACCGGATCTACATGCTTGCGCGGCACCAGGTCGTAATCCACCCACTCCTGCAGCTTGTGGAACTGGCAGAGCGAGAACCCCCAGAACTTAGCATCGAGGATGTCGCCTACCAGCCGGTTGAACCAGGGCGACTGTATCTGCTCGTTGATTTTATCGTCCGGTTTCCCGTCCACCCGGAACTCCATGTTGGAGCACAGCACGGCATTCCTGCGCTTTTCGATTACACAGGAAAGGTGCGTATCCATCAGAATATCCTCGTAGAGGTCATAGAGTTTGTAACGGCGTGAGAAATCGACATTCTCGGCTGCCCTGACGGCTGCCATGTAATCGGAAATGTCCAGTCCGAAGCGTTTGGGCTGTGTGAGCACAATCACATTCGGTTTCTTCTGTCCCGGCAAAGCGAAATTTCCCCCTACGGTGATGATGCCGGCTTTGTTTCTTTTTCTGTTCTTCTTTTTCATGATGCTTGCTTGTTTACCAGTGGTTCGTTCGTTTGCGGTTGCTTTGAATGCGGAAATCCGACCTGCCCGCCCTTTGTTCCTCGGGCAGCAACGGAGCCCCTTCGATTGAAATATCCTCGTCGGCCACCGCCTTCATCCATTCCACCGCCCGTTCATAGCGGTCCTTGCGCACCTGGGAGAGTTTCTGCGGGTTATGGATGCAGAAGATGTGATAAACCGCCATGTCGATGACCATCATCAGCACGAGCTGGTTCCGGTTCTCGCCGGTGGCCTCGAAAATCTTGTTACAGTCGTAGCGTTTGCCCAAGTAGCACCGCATTTCGGCAATGGCCCTGTCCTCGCAAACCTCAATGACCGTTTCGTCTTCGCGTACCAGTGCGTCGAGGATGTCGCGGTGGATGCTTGCATCGTAATCGGTGAGTTCTACAAACTTGCTCATAATTTCTTGAATTTGTCTATTGTAGTATTTTTATTGAATAGAAGCATGACAATCAGTGCTAAAGAGACCTTTAACAGTTGCTTTTTACCGACAATTATGATATTGCTGCGATTTAACCCATCGTAAGTCATGATACTGTACCAATTATTATAAGGTGGTTGTACTTTGTAAATAGATGTTTTACGAATTATCTTTTTCATTTATTTTTTGTTTTAGAGTTGTCATAATCTTTTCTTGTTCCGCTTTCTTACATCCTTCCGTGAACGGAATACGGGCGGTTCAATGCGCCTGATCAGCTCATCGATGATGCGGTTTGCCCCTTCGACCCCATCCGGTCCGTCGGCCGGATAGCGCATGGTCAGTGTGAACAGCTTGAACTGGTCCTCCAGTTCCTTCATGTGCGGATTGTCCCGTTCGGCCTCGTTGAGGATGAGGTTCCCTTCGCGGTTGAGCGGTTCGAGGTTGGCTTCGATACGCGTAGCCTTGTCCGTCTTCTTCTCCTCGTCGCCCCGGATGAACAGCGCAATCTTCTGTTCGCGGCGTACTTTTGCCACCAGCGGTTTGAACACCTGCTGGAAGAAAGGGTCCTGCAGCTTGTTGTTCTCCATGTAGCAATAGACATTGGTCTTGCCCCCGACAAATTCAAGCATCCGGACATACCAGTCAATGAACTCCGCATTGAGCGCCTGCGCCAGGAAAGTCTTGATGACATAGAGCCTGGTGCCCAATTTGCCACAGAGCGAAACCGTCTTGAAGGATTTACCTTTCTTACCCTTGCTTTCGCCCGGTGCCGGGTCGCCATACACCACGAGGAACTTGAATTTGGAGAGAGGCGGTATTTTGCCGTATGAAATGTTCTCGAATACCTCGCCCACGGAAATCGGGTTGTTGAAATATTCTCCCTGTGCCGCCTTTTTGGATATTTTGGACAGTGTGCGGTCGATGTCCTCTTCCGAGTTCTTTTCCGGCCATGTGGAAAAACCGTTTTTGTCGCGGATGTTCACGATGTCCCAGGAGTCGGCCATTTCGCCCGCCCTCACCACGCAGCAGTCCTTGGCGATGATGTTTCCGCAGAAGATGACCAGTGTAGGTTCGGAAATGGAACGTGTGGGGTACAGCGCATTTTCCCACCAGTCCCAGCGCTTCTGGATGATGTCCGGATTCTTGGTGTCCTCGTCCGTATCAAAGTCATCGACCAGCAGCACGTCAGGACGTATGGCCTCGTTACGCGAACCACGCGGCGACTGCCCGGCACCCAGTGCCCGGAACGAAACCTTCCCTTTGGTGGTGAATTCGTCCTCCGTCCATGAACCCGGCATTTCCTGTTTGCCGTAGTATGCCATGATGCGCCCGTTGGCTTCGAGATTTGCCCGGTAGGGATCGAGCAGGCGCACCGCATTGTCCTTGCTGTTGGAGGTCAGTATAACATTCTTTTTGCGTCCGGTAAGCGTGAGATACATGACGATGAACATGGTGACTGTGGATTTGGCCAGCTCACGGCTCCAGGACAGAACCTCGAACCATTCATCGTGTGCAATGATCCGCCGGATAGCCTTTTTCTGGAAATCGGCGAATTCAGATTTGGCATAATTCGGGAAAAAGAACCTGATCCATTCTATAGGATGTTTCTCAAGATATTCCCGGTGTTTTTCCCGTTCGGCTGCCGTCATGTTCCGGTCGACCGGTGTAGCCCTTGCGATGTCTTCTTTGTACTTCTCCCAATCCAGGAGAGCGAGTCTGTCAGTCTGTTTCATTGTCTATCCCTTTATAATTTGTCTTTAATGTACGCATCGGCCAGCCGGGTGATTTCCTTTGCCTTTTCAAGGTCGGCCGCCCGTACCCAGTCGATGAGTCCGGTTAAAACACTGATGATGTCGGCAATGCCCACTTCCTGCTCCATGTTGCGTATGGCCGCCGACAGTTTCCCGAGAATGTCAGCCTCTCTGGATGAGGGGAACCGTTCCCCCTCGGGCCGTTCGGCGATGGCCTTGTTTATTTCGGCCACCTGCCGGTAGAGGTTAGCCACCTGTTCCTGCCTTGTGAGCGTAAGCCCCACCTTCTGTTCCTCCCACTTCCCGGCCCGAACCCAATTGGATACTGACACCCGCGACACGCCCACACGGTCGGCAATTTCCTGCTGTGTGAGGTTTTCCTTGAGGTACAAAGTCTTTGCCCATTCCTTTTTCTGGGCATTCGTCAAATCTGCCATAAATCGTCCTTTTTAATTGTAAATCACGTTACAAAATTGCATCAAAAAGCGGTCTTTGTAAAAGGCTGCGCGCATGATGCCGGGTTGCAGCGGCATGATAACACCGGAAACCGGCATGATAAAAACGCGGTTTCCCCGTGCCATGGGAATGTCCTATTTTCGCACCATCGAAACGCGGGGAAACCGCAGGTAAAGACATGACGATGAGCAGATTTTTCAATATTACAACAAGCGATGACGGTATCAGCACGATATTCCTGTACGGGGACATCGGGGACTATACCGAGGTGCAAAGCGGGCGCATAGCACAGGAACTGATGGAAGCCGAGCGGGTGAGCCGGCGCATCCATATACGCATAAACAGCAACGGCGGGGAAGTGTACAGCGGTATTGCGATATTCAACGCCCTGCGCCAGAGCAAGGCGGACATCCGCATCTATGTGGATGGCATAGCCGCCAGCATGGCCAGTGTGATAGCCCTTTGCGGCAAGCCGGTGGAGATGAGCCGGTATGCCCGGCTGATGCTGCACAGTGTGAGCGGCGGATGCTACGGCAACAAACAGGACCTGCAGCGGTGCATGGAAGAGATAGAAAGTCTGGAAAGCAGCCTGAGTGAGATTTACTCCGAACGTCTGGGACTGGACCCGGACACGATCAGGCAAACCTATTTTGACGGTGAAGACCACTGGCTGACCGCACAGGAAGCTTTGGACCTTGGTTTCATAGACGGCATCTATGATGCAGACCCCGTGCCGGAGGACAGCACACCGGCACAGATATATACTTTATTCAATAACCGGCTCGTTGAGCCACAAAAAAACAGAGAAGACATGAATCTGGAAGATGTAAAGAAACGCCCGCGCTTCAAGGATTGCGCGAGTGATGCGGATGTGTTCCGCATGATGGACCAGCTGGAGGAAGAGGCGGGAAAGGTTCCCGGCCTCACGCGGGAGAATACCGACCTGAAGGCAAAGGTGAAGACCTACGAGGACAAGGCCGCTGCCGATGACATTGCCGCCCGCAAGCAGTTGCTTGACGCGGCAGAGAAGGACGGACGCATCGATGCGACGACCCGTCCCATCTACGAGAACCTTCTGGCAAATGACCGCGAGAACGGCGAAAAGGCCTTGGCCCAACTGCCGGTGAAGCGCCGTGTGATGGAAGACCTGCACCTGGAACCGGACGGTGAAGAAAGCCCCTGGAACAGGCGTATGCGTGAAATCAAGGACAAACGTAAAAAGTGATTGAGATATGGCAATAATTGTAAGAAACACGAATTACAGCGGCGAGGTACTGGAACAGTTGCTGACACTTGCCGCGACTAACAACGAGATTGTGGAAAAGGGGCTGATCATGGTGATTCCCGGTGTGGAGAAGAAAATCAGCCTGCCCCGCCTGAAAACGGGCAAGATGCTTCAGAAGCGCAAGGAAAACCCCGGTGTGGAAGATTCAAAGGGCAACTTCAACTACGATGAAAAGAGCCTTGACCCGGTGGACTTCATGGCCTTTACGGTGTTCAATCCCCGCACGTTCGAGAACATCTGGCGCAAGTGGCAGCCGAAGGGCAACCTGGTGTTTTCGGAACTTCCGCCCGAAGCACAGAACGCCCTGCTTGCCGAACTGGCCAAGCAGGTGCAGTTTGAACTGGGCAACCATTATGTGAACGGTGAGTACGGCGATGACGATGACCACCTGTTCAACGGCATCCTGACCCAAATGGCCAAGGACACCGAGGTTATTGTGGTGGACAGTGCGGAATCGACCATGCTGGGCCGCCTGAAGGCTCTGCGCGTGAAGATTCCCGTAGCTATCCGCAACAACCCGGACCTTCGCATTCTGATGAGCGTGAACGACTTTGACAAGTATGACGACGAACTGACCCAGCGCGAGGCCAAGAATGCAAGCGAAACCGACGTGAATGCCCGCCGCTACAAGGGCATTACCATCGAGACCCTTGCCGCCTGGCCCGATGACCTGATTGTCTGCACCCTTTGTTCGCCCGATGCCGGCGGTAACCTGTTTGCGGCGGTGAACCTGCAGGATGACGAGGACGTGATTCAGATTGATAAAATCTCGAATGCCAGCGAACTGTACTTCTTCAAGATGCTGATGAAGGCCGATACGAACATCGCGTTCGGTGAGGAGGTGGTGGTGCTGGACAAACGTCCGAATCCGGTGTTCAAGCCCGCGGAGAAAAAGCTGTCTGCCGTTCCGACCGCGGTGACCATCAAGCCGGAAGGCGGCAGCCAGGATGTTGCCGTGACCGCATCCGGCGAGTACAGCGTGAGCGCATCCCCTGCGGGCTTTACCGTGTCCCCGACGGATAACGGTATCCGTATCTCCGCCGCAGCCAATACGACGGGAAAGGACAAGAGCGGGGCTGTCACCCTGACGCTGGACTCCGACAAGACCAGAACCGTGAAGATAACCGTCAGTCAGGCAAAACAGGAGGCGTAGGCATGGCAAAGTTGAAGTATCTGGTAATTCACTGTACGGCCACCCCGGAGGGGCGTGAGGTGTCATCGGCGGACATCCGCAAATGGCATACTTCTCCGGTGTGCCGGGGAGGAAGAGGCTGGAAGCAGGTGGGCTATACCGACCTGTTCCACCTGAACGGGGGTGTGGAACGTCTTGTAGACAACAACGAGGACGCCGAGGTGGACCCTTGGGAAGTGACCAACGGAGCCAAAGGTTACAACAGTGTGAGCCGTCATATCGTATATGCCGGAGGAGTGGCCGGGGACGGGAAGACCCCGAAAGACACCCGCACGGCTTGTCAGGAGAAGGCGCTGGAGAAGTATGTGAAGGATTTCCACCGCCGATTCCCGGATGTTCGCATTGTGGGCCATAACGAACTGGCGGCGAAAGCCTGCCCCAGCTTCGATGTACAGAAATGGCTGAAAGAAATAGGTATTAACCAATAAATCAAAAGACAGATGAAACGATTTCTATTATTTTTTGCACTGATGCTCGGATTCGTATCCGTGGCTTTTGCCCAGGATGGTGTGACCCCTGAGGCTGACTATGACGCGATGATTGCGACTTTTGCCGGTTTCGCCGGCGGCGTTGTCCTCCTTGTGGAGGGCATCAAGAAACTTTTTCCAAAAATGTCAGGCATCTGGACGCAGCTTGTGAGCTGGCTTACCGGCATTGCCGCCGCGATGCTGCTTTGGTGGCTTGACGCGGGCTTTGTGGCGGATGTGGAGTGGTATATCGCCCTTCTTTACGGTCTGGGTTCCTCCCTTGTGGCCAACGGCATTGCCGATACGGGTTTCATACAGTGGCTGATCGGCCTGTTCGCCAGAAAGGCGTCAGGCAAATAGCCGGTTGTCCGGCCTGGATGCGCTATGGATTTCAACGAGCTGCTGAACCTTGTCCTGGGCGGCGGTCTTGCCACCGCCCTGACGGCCCTGATAACCATCAGGCCTACTGTCAGGAAGGCGAACGCCACGGCCGAGACCGTGCGTATCGACAACGTGGACAAGGCCACGCGCATCCTGATAGAGAATATTGTCGAACCGTTAAAAGAAGAACTGAATGCAACAAGAAAGGACCTGCAGGCGAACAAACGCGAGATGGCACGGCTCAGGAAGGCTATTGACACGGCCAACAGTTGCCGCCATCATGACGATTGCCCTGTGCTTGGCGGGCTGCGCAAGCAGCAGGAAGAGCACGATGGCGGAGAAGATACAGACGGAAGCGGCAAGCGCCGACAGCGCGGGCGGAAGTCGGCGGGCGGGACTGGTGATGGCGGGGATACCGGCGAGTGCGGTGAAGCTGACGATACCGCCGGACAGCCTCCGTAAACTTCCTGAAGGTGCCGTGTACCGTGGTAAGAGCGGGCAGGCGAATCTGACCGTAGGCAGTGACGGCAGCGGGAACATCGTGGCCGAAGCCTCGTGTGACAGTCTGCAGCAGCTGGTGCTATGGTATGAAGAAGAGCTGGCGCGCATCCGCAGCGAGACCAGGAATGGAACTTTAAATGACGTTCAAACGGAAGAAAAACGCCCTCCGAACCCGGTACGGGTGTTTATCATAGGTGTATTGGCCGGCTTGTTTGCCGGTGTGTTATTAACCATCAAACTGAAGAAATGATGAACAAGAATTTCATGTACGGCATCGGTGCCGTGAAATACAAGGACTTTGTGGTGGGTTACATCGAGAAAGGTTCGTTCGACCTGGGCGGCCAGAAACCCGAAGCCGCGAAGATTGAGGCTGAACAGGCGCCTGGAGCCCCGGTGCTGGTTATTCCTCAGAGCAACGGCAGCATTGCCCCCACGTTTAATGTAATCCAGATGGACTACAAGAACCTGCATGCACTGCTGGGCGGTTCGTTGCACTACAAGACAGAGGACAGCGAGAAGAAGAACCCTGTAGGCTGGACCGCTCCGCAGACCGCCATCCTGATGCAGGGACCGTGGGAACTCAGCCTGGTGTCCGGACAGAGCGTACTGATACCGAACGGTACGTTGCTTTCCAACCTGGGCGGCAAGCTGACGCTTACGGAAACGGCCAAGATAGAATGCACGCTTGAGGTGGCTATGCCGGAGGACGGTTCGCAGCCCTACGGCGTGTTCTATGCGGACGCCCTTCCGGATGAGTGGAAACAGTACAAGCTTCCGGCAGCGGAAGCAGCCGCGTCTGTACAGGCCAAAAGCAGAAAGAATTAAGGTATGGCCGACCGATTGGAACAACTGATAGAAATGGAATGTGCGGACGCGCTGCTTGACAGCGGCGTGTCCGTTCCTCTTAAAAAGTGGAAGCTGCCTTGGCTGAAACGTCCCGTGGAGATGCGTGTGACGATGAAGCGGCCGAGACTGCGCGGGCAGATCCTGCTGGCCAGGGAATACCTGAAGATGGGTGTCAAGCCCGACTGGCAGCCGAAGGACAAGGCGGAGGAACTGGCCTTTGTGGCGGAGCATGGTCAGGCAGTGAGCCGGCTGCTGGCCTATACGGTATGCCGGGGCTACGTGTCGCGGCATGCGGGTATCGGTCTGACGGCCTGGGTACTGCGGAACTTCGTAGAGTGGCGCTATCTGACGGCCATGTTCCGGACATTTGAGCGGATGATGGGCACGAAGGATTTTATGCGTATTATCAGCTCGGCAGCGCGGGCGAACCCGATGAAGCCGAGACTGAGCCGGGCAAGGAAGGGGAGTTAAGAACCCGTTATGAGGGTTCCCATAGCCCTTTCGGCTTCGTGTGGCAGATAGCGACCGCGACCGGTTGGAGTGTGGACTACATCCTGGACGGTGTGAACTACCAGACGCTGATTATGATGCTGGGCGACGCGCCCCGGTATGTGCGTCAAAAGCAAGGCAGCGGAAACCATGATTCCAGACCGGAGTCCAGCGCGGAAGATGAAGCGAATGATATTGTAGGATTTTTTCAAAGCAGACTGGAATGAGCAAACCTGTAGAAATTGAATTTTTAATGAAGGACAAACTCACGCCCGGCATGGACAAGGCCGAGCGTGAGGCGCTGGAACTGCGTAATACCGTCAGGCTGCTGGAGGCTGAACTGGAAAGGCTGCGCCTTGCCGGTGAGGCAGCCGCCCCCAACCTGGACCAGCGTGCGAACATCGCACAGATTAACGCGCTGGAAAAGACTCTTGAGGAGTTGCGTTCCAGGCTGAAGCAGCTGCAGGAGGAATCGGAATCCGTACAGGTTACGCCTGCGGATGTGCCCGACGCCCGACGCCAGCTGGGCGGCCTGCACAACAGCATCCAGCAGATAGCCCGTGAAATGCCCTCGCTGGCCATGGGACCTCAGATGTTCTTTATGGCCATCAGCAACAACCTGCCGGTTTTTACAGACGAGCTGGCCCGTGCCCGGAAGGAATACGACGAGCTGCAGAAGTCCGGCAAAAAAGGGATACCGGTATGGAAGCAGGTGCTTTCCTCCCTCTTTTCATGGCAGACAGCGTTCACCACCGGCATCATGCTGCTGGTGATGTACGGTGACGAGATCGTGGCGTGGACAAAAGACTTGTTCAGTGCCAGGAAAGGTGTGGACGAATTCAACATATCACTCAGGGAAATGACCGAGATAGAAAAGGACGGCCGCGCCCAGATGGTGCGTACCCGTTTCGAGCTCAAATCGGTCATCGACGAAATAAAGAATTTCACCGGCAGCAAGGAACAGGAAAAGGCCAAGGTGGAGGAACTGAACCGCAAGTACGGGGAAAGTTTCGGTTATTATCAGACCTTATCCGGGTGGTATGACACCCTTATCCAAAAAAGCGAGGACTATGTGCAGGTGCTGCTTCATCAGGCCAATGTCCAGAACCTTGTCAACAAAGCTGCAGAAGCAGATGAAGAGGTGAATAAAATCAAAGCCCAGAATCCGGACGAAGTGGAAGGCGCACATGGCGGATTTTTCCGCTTTATGGCCAAAATGGGAGCCCATCATGTCGGGCTTACCCCACAAGAAATGGATGCGGAAGTGGACAAGGAGAATGAGACCAACAAGGCAGCGAAAATCAAGGAGGCAGAGGCGAGACGCGAAGCTTACCTGACAAAGGCCAAGGAAGAGGCAAAGAAAGCCGCAGAAGCAGCCGGGAAAGGGAATATCGGCGGACATACCGACCCCGAACAGTCCGGTAAGAATGCGGAAGCGGAAGCCAAACAGCGGCTTGCCACCGAGCGCAGGCTGGCGCAGGAACTTGCGGCACTCCAGGCCGAGAACCGGAAAGAGGAAATAGACCGCATGCAGGCCGGCACCGAAAAGAAACTGGCACAAATCGAATATGACTATAACGCCCGGAAAGAAGAGATAAACCGGCAGGAAGCCGCCTGGAAGCGTGAGAACAAGGAAGCCGGCATATCCACCGGCGGGAACGGATTGACCCCGGAACAGACGGATGCCCTTGTTGCAGCCCGCGATTCGAACGACAAGAACCGGAGTACTGCCATTACGGCCACCTTCGAGGAAGAAAAGGAAAAAGAAAGCCAGGCCATGCGTGACTACCTGTCGGAATATGGCAACTACGAGGAAAAGAAACTGGCTATTACTAAGGAGTATGAAAAGCGTATTGCTGCAGCCACCACAGAAGGCGAACGGAAAACACTCCAGGAAGAATTGAAGAAAAAGATGGCCGACCTCGATATGGAGGAACTGAAGGAAGGGCTGGACTGGGAAGCCGTGTTCGGTGATCTCGACAAGGTGTCCACCGAAAGTCTCCAGTCCCTTAGAATCCGGCTGAAGGAATATATCGATACGCAAAAGGAACTGCAGCCGGACAGCCTGAAAGACCTGGTCCGTGCAATAGATTCGATCGACAAAAAACTGAACGAGCGCAATCCTTTTACAGCGTTGAGGACATCCATGTCACAGGTGAAATCTGCGACTATATCCGTCAAGGAAGCGCAGGATGCCTACAACAAGGCGGTGAAAGAAGGGACTGAGGCCGAGCAGAAGAATGCCAAGGCGGCCCTGGATGCCGCCCGGAATACGAAACAGAAAGCGTTGGCCGAAGCCACGGATGCTCTGCACGGCAGCGTGGGACAGGTGAAGGAATACGTGGGAGTCGCCGAGGATTTGCTGGGACTGGCGGGACAGTTCGGCATTGATCCCCCGGAATGGATGGGCGAATACCTGGAGGGTCTGGGGCAGACGCTGGACGGATTGGAAAGCATAGACCTGACAAAACCGATGAGCATCATTACCGGCGGTATCAAGGCGGTAAGCGGAGCGGTGAAGCAGGTGTTCAGCCTGGGCGGCATCATCGACTGGAACGGCAGCAACGCGAAGGAAGTACAGGCCACCATGGAGCGGCTGACCGACCGGAATGAGATGCTGCAGACCTCTATTGAGGATTTGACCGACTCAATCAGGCGGGGCCAGGGCGCGAAGAGTGTGGCGGCCTACCGCGATGCATACAGGATGCAGCAGGAGACAAACTCGAACTACCTGCAGATGGCTATGGCGCAGGCCGGTTACCACGGCAGCCACCATTCCTGGAACTACTACTGGGGCGGATTCAGCCAGGCACAGATTGACAAACTGAGCGGGCAGATAGGCCGCCAGTGGGACGGGAACCTGTGGAGCCTGAGCCCGGAGGAGATGAAGGCACTACGCAGCAACGTGGACATGTGGACTCAAATCCAGAACACCGGCAAGGGCGGCTACGGCGGGCGACTGACCGAGAAGCTGGATGACTATATAGACCAGGCCGGCAAGCTGGAGGAGCTGACCGATAATCTTTATGAGGGTCTGACCGGAATGTCATTCGATTCCATGTATGACAGTTTTGTAAGCAGTCTGATGGATATGGAGAAGAGTGCTGAGGATTTCGCTGATGACATATCCAAATATTTCATGCAGGCAATGCTGTCAAACGCCATCGGTGAACAGTTCAGTGACAAGCTGAGGGCATGGTATGACAGATTCGGTAATTCCATGGAAAATGATGGTAAATTAGACCCTGATGAAATGGATAAATTGCTGAATGGCGACGGAGATTTTATGGGTTGGAACGAAATGGTGGAAGAGGCCATGAAGCTCCGTGACGAACTTGCCGCCGCCACGGGCTACGACAAGGTGCAGGAGGAAGGCACGGTGCAGACGGGCAAGCCCGGCGCTTTCACCGCCATGACGCAGGAGCAGGGCACGAAGCTGGAGGGCATGTTCACCGGCGGTCTCCGGCATTGGGCAAGCATGGACAGCGGCATCGAGAACGTCGCGGAGAAGATGAGCGCTGCCGAAGGATACCTGGCTAAAATAGAGGAGCACACCAGGCTGGGTACCGCCTGCCTGGGCGAGATAAAGGAAGATATACGTACGATAAAACGTGACGGTATAAAATTTAACTGATATGGCAGATATACTGAGCGGTCTGGTGCTGGTAAACGGCACGGACATCTGGACTGAATACGGTGTATTCCTGGTGGAAGACCGGCGCGGCGGCATGGAGAACCTGACGGCCATCCTGACCCCGAGCAAGGCCAAGAAGGACACGGCCGTGGATATACGGGAGGAGCACGGGGAGAAATACAGCGCCGTGCTCACCCCGAGGAACGAGGCGCGTGACGTGACGCTGAACTTCGCCCTGTTCAACCGGACAAAGGCGGGATGGATGAGACAGTACTTCGCCTTTGTGAACTTCCTGAAACAGGGGAAAGACGGCTGGCTGGACATCAGCCTCCCCCAGTTGGGGCTGCAGCTGCGGTTGAAATATGCGGACTGCACGAAGTTTACCCCGCTGACCTATCTGTGGAGGGAGGGAGTGCATGCGGGCAAGTTCAAGGTGAAGTTCCGTGAACCCGTACCGGTCATCTGACGGATTAAAAAGACATTCAAACGGCATTTAAACGATAACCGAACATGATTACGATATACGACAGGAAAGGAAACAGGCGGGCGGACATCGCCGCTGACGACAGCTCGACCCAGCGGAAGGAGGTGCAGGGCGACAACGTGCTGGCCCTCTCCTTCACGCACCATGCCCATATAGCCGTCGATGTGAACGACTACACGGACTTCATGGGCGAGCGTTACTGGCTGACGGAACGCTACACGCCGAAGCAGGTGAGTGAAGGCGAATGGCGCTACGATCTGAAACTGTACGGCATCGAGAGCCTCGTCAGGCGTTTCCTTGTACTGGAGACGACGGACGGCGATGCCGAACCGGTGTTCACGCTGACAGCTACGCCGCGGGAGCATGTGGCGCTGGTGGTCAGTGCCGTCAATGCCGGCATGGGGGATGTCACCGACTGGAAGGTCGGGCAGGTTGACGGTACGGAACTCATCGTCATAGATTACGAGGGGATGTACTGCAACGAGGCACTGAAGGCGATTGCCGAAAAAGTGGGCGGCAAGGCCGAATGGTGGGTCGAGGGACAGACGGTGAACGTCTGCCGCTGCGAGCACGGGGAAAGCATCACGCTGGGTTACGGCGGTGGGCTGGTTTCCCTGGAACGCGTCACGGGCAGCACGGCCGGGTTCTACACCCGCCTGTTCCCGATAGGCTCCTCGCGCAACATCGACCCGGAAAAGTACGGCAGCAGCCGCCTGATGCTTCCGGGCGGGAAGAAGTTTGTCGAGGTGGGCGTTGACGAGTACGGCATATTCGACCGCTACGAACGCGATGCCTTCAGCGGTATCTATCCCAGGCGTGTGGGTACGGTAAGCGGCGTGCGCAGCAAGGAGGTGAAGGACAAGGACGGTGAACCCTACACGGTATATTATTTCAGTGACGCTTCCCTGGATTTCGACCCGAACAGTTATGAACTTCCCGGAGCGGTCAAGCGCGTATCGTTCCAGGACGGTGAGCTTGCAGGGCTCGGCAAGGATGACGGACACTATTTCGATGTCAATTTCGACAGCGACACCCGTGAGTTCGAGATTGTGACCATCTGGCCTTATGATGACGGCATGCAGCTTCCGGGTGACACGCTTGTCCCGAAGGTGGGCGACCGTTATATAATCTGGAATATCCGCATGCCCGACGAGTATTACCCGTCGGCCGAAAAGGAGTTCAGCGATGCCGTAGACAAGTACAACCGGGAACACTGGCAGGACATCGGCGTCTACAAGGCCCCGACTGACCATGTATGGGTTGAGGAGCACGGTGCGGACCTGTTCATCGGACGGCGTGTAAGGCTGGAGAGCCGGAAGTATTTTCCGGATACCGGCTACCGTGACAGCCGTATCACGAAGATTACCCGGAATGTGAACCTGCCCTCGAAGATGGACCTGGAGATAAGCGACGCCCTGAGTTCCGGAACGCTCGAACAGATACGGGACGGCATAACCGGGGTGCAGAACTATATCCGTGATGTCGCATCGTCCCTTCCCGATATAATCAGGACCGGCGACCGTACCCTTCCGACGGACAACAACCTGTATTCTGCACGCCGCTGTCTGTATGACTTCTTTTCCCGGTTATATCCGGACACGGCATACGGTACGAAAACCTTCATGGACCCGGTAAGGTTCGGCGAATTCGTAGACAGCTTGATTGCCGGTAAGGGTGCAGGGATATTTCCTGATGGCCGGGCACAGGTAGAACGGTTGGAAGTCCGCGGTTCACTGTCAGTGCTTGACTTGATAATAAACCAGATTCAAGGAATGGAATCTGACTACTCCTTTACCGAGATTGGCAAGATAGAATCCGTGGAGGATTTGGGAGAAAATACCTACCGTCTGAAAATAGAGAAACGCACGGACTTCGACTTCATGAAGTTCCAGGAAAATGATGTCTGCTTCTCCATCATTAACACACTGCTTACGGGCGGTTCCGACTATTACACCAGTTGGATGCGTATTCTTACCACCAATGCGCAGGAGAACAGCATAACGGTCGTGCTCTATCCGGACAGCGAAGTGCCTGGAGGCATGAACTATCCGCCGTTGGCCGGCTACAACGTAACCCGCAGGGGTAACAGTATGCTTCCTGAAGAGGGCGGCTTTAACGGGCGGGCACAGTCGTGGATGATTTCTTCGCGTGAGGGGCGCATCATGTTTTTGTCCAATGTCTATAAGCCGATATTGGAGGACTACAACTACTCAATCAGCATCGGCAGATTTCCCCGTACCAAGGCACTTGAAAAGCTGCCGATTTCCGAGAATGAGACAGGCGTCATGGCACAGACAGTCATTGCCGAGAAATTCTACCAACTCGACCACAACGGCGATGTCATACCCAACAAGGTAGACCGGGGTATCTGGTCTCTGGAAACGGCCCAGAGCGGTGCTCCTTACCGTTTTGTGCAATACGAGCTGGCAAAGCCTTCCGGCAGCGAATATACCCTGCTGGAACAGCATACGGTCTACCACCTTGGCTGCAAGTGGGGGTGTCTGAAGGACAAGACAACCGACGAACCGAAATGGAACTCTCCGTCATGGGGGCTCCTTGAGGGCGACAGCAGGTATTCGCTCCAACTCTCCATTTCAGGCGGGGAGGCATTCGTCATAGGCGGTGTGGATGAGGTGATTTCCGGACGCGTTTTCTATGGTACAATTGATATAACGGATGATGTGATGGCGGACGGTGCCACCGAAGTGGAATGGTTCCGTGACAGCGGCAATGTTCCGGCAGACAACCTCTGGACGCCTGAGTACGTGGACGGAAACAGGCTTGCCATCCATATCGACAACGGGAACCAGCACGGGGTCGGTTCAGACTTCGGCTTTGTAAGCAGGTCCGTTGCCTTCATTTGCCGGGTATTCATTCCGGTTGAAGGGGAAATGCAGCAGATAGAACAGAGATTTGGTTTTGACATATTATAACTATGGGAATAAAGAGTAACAAACAGCAGGGGCGTATTTATGTGAGTCCCCTTTCCATCCAGGGAGAGATAATAGTATTGTCGGGCAGTCCCGTGCAGACCTATGACAAACAGTTGCGGGAATACAGCCCCGACCGGACCCTGACACCGCTGGTCATCGTACCGAAGGTATCGGCGTTCGACGAGAAGACGGTATTCGGTGAAATGGAACTCACGGGGGTGGAGTGGTTCGAAGGTGCGCCCCGTGACAAGTCGGCCAACCGCATCGTCGAGGGCGAGTATTACAGCATTTCAGACGGCAGCGGTGGTGTGCCCAAATACGCGCTTACCATCCGGAAGAACACGCCGCCGGAGAAGCCGGTGGAGTATTTCGGCATCGCGATATTCACGGACCCTCGTACGAACCGCGAGGTCCGCTGTGAACGGAGCGTGAAGTCCTATGCGCACCTTTATGACAACAAGGCGTATTCGTTGCGCCTGAAGGGTGATTCCGTGATGGTGACCGACCCGCTTCGTCTGACCGACCGTTCCGGCTATTGGGACAGGGAGATAGAACCGCAGCTCTATACAGGGACCGAACCCGTGGATGATGAACATGCCGCATACTTCTGGGACATTCTTGAAGACGGAGCATACCGCCCGGTTACGCCGGACGACCCCGGCATCGTCTGCCATAACGGGAACGGTGTATATACAAGAAAGCTGATGTATCAGGCGAAGTATGTCACCGGTGCAAGTTTCCGTTGCCGCGCCTGTGAATATGCGGGCAGCAGGCCACAGGCCCCTACGGACGGGCGGCTGGAAAAGGTTATTGAGGTAAAGACGGAGATGGCCGTTTCCCTAAATTGCGAAATTATCCAGACAAAAGGTTTTACCCTTTCCGATGATATGAAGCAGCCGAGCGCCTATGAGGTACGCATCTTCGACAACCGCCGCGAGTACGGTATAGAGTACGATGACCTTTTCCGCATCACATGGAAAGGCCAGAGTGCGAAGCCGGGCGAGCCGGAGAAGGTGCTGGCAACCGGCGGGCGGACACTGGAGTTCATTCCGGCGGACAAGGGTTTTCCGGCAGGACATATCTTCCAGGTGTGGGCGGAAGTGGGGCTTCTCACAGGTGAGTCCCTGATGGGAGACGAGGAAGGTGCCGTTATCTCCTCACAGATTGACGGACAGACGGTATTCATTGCCACGGGTCCGGTATATGAATAATTGAGTAACAACTTTAAACTTTAATCAATATGTACGTAATTGTAGAAAAGGCAAAGCTCGAAGGCAAATTCTTTGGGATAATGAATACCCTTCCGGATGGCAGGGTGTACATCCCTATCAGTGAGATGCGGAATGTGGGTACTCTTCTTGACATCGACATCATCGGTTCGGCACGTGAGTTAAAGGAACTGATAGAGAAACAGCAGGAAGCGATGCAGGGTACGGAGGACATCGACCCCGGTTTCAGCGTGACACCCGAAGAGGAAGAGGAAATAGACCCCGGTTTCAGCCAGGAGCCGAATCCGGACAGCGACAGCGGGGCGTCGGAAGAGGGTGAAGGCAGCGTGACCGGTCCGGAACAACCGGCCGGGGCAAAGACTGACGGAAAAAGGAAAGGAGGCCAGCGATGAACCAGAATCAAGTGACCGCTTCACTGGCTATCGTGGCGGTGAGCAACGGGACAACCGTCAACGGGTATGTACGCGTAGACAATGGTCCGCTTATCCAGGCATGGACAAAGGGAAGTGACAAGTATACGCCGGACTTTGAAGCGTTGGCGGAGGACAAACGCCCTATTGTCATTGTCGTGTTACGTGACGTGAGCAGCGGGCGCATCCTCATCCCTTCCAGGCTTGTTTTCAAGTACAACGGTACCGAACTTGCATTCGGGGAGGATGGGCTGTGCAATACGGAACAGTTTGCCGGTACTTTCAAACGCGTAACCGGGTACAATGTAAGTGTGGACTCGCAGTCCTATCCCATGACCGGACTTCGCGTCATGAAGAACCTCGTGCCCATTTCCGGATATGACAATGACCGCATAACCGTTTCCGGTGAAGTTGAAATCGGCGGGCATACGGTCTCGTTCAACGAACTTGCGACGGATGTTGTCATCCAGGAATCATCCGGTAAACAGTATGAGTTGTTCATTACTTCTGACAAGGGTACGCAGATAATCAATCCGTCCGAAGTGCTGACGTTGAAGGCATCGCTGTACAGTGGTGGAGACCTTATCAACGATTTGGGGAATATCACGTTGCAATGGAAGAAGCAACTGCCATCGGGAGAGGCCAACCTTGGTACACAGGGAACCCAGAACATTGCCGCGAATGATATTGACGGTTCGCTGGTGGTAAGTTGTGAGGCTGTGCAGAATGCGAAAGTCATTGCCAAGGGCTTCATTACCGTGTTCGACCTTAGTGACCCTATACTGGCGGCATTCAAGGTCAAGGGGCTTGCTTCTGACGGGCAGATATATCCTGGAGAGACGGGAACGCTGACGCCGTATGCCTATAAACGCCAGTCTGGAGAGGAAGTGGCGGTGGCAAGCTGGGACTTCGCCACATTCGATGGCGAGAACAATCCGTTCACACTGTCGGGAAAGGACAGCAACAAGTTCCAGGGCAAGGACATCGCACTGACCTATACGGATGCGGCGCGGGCCAAGACGTTCAGAGTAATCGCAACGAACACTAATCCTATTGAGCTATGATGGTGACAGCGGTTTTGAGTGTCGTGGCTGTCAGCGAGCCTGACCCGGTGGAATACGTTGACATCGAGTGCCAGCCGGCTGCCATCTCTGTGGATTGTAACAATGTGCAGCTTACACCGCTGAAGCTGAAAGCCCTGCACCGCAGCGGGGCTGATGCGGCCCTTCTGGATGTATTCTGGCGGCTGCATGTCCAGTCGGCAGGCAAGGACCTCGGTACGGCGGATTCCCCCGGTGCATCGTCCGAATGGGAATACTACCTTCCGTCTGACAAGTGGGGCAATGCGGATTCTATTATCGTGGAAGCGTACCGTGATAGTGCCCGCGAGACCCTTCTTGCTCAGAAGAGGGCCAGCATTGTTCGGCAGAACCCGTCCCCCTTCCCGGTCGATGGTGACTGGAAACCGCTGCCGTTCAAGTATAAGAACGGGGAATATTTCCTGGATAAGGAGAAGGGGTTTGTATTCATGTGGATGAATCCGGTGGCCGGAAACAGCGAGATGCACCCGTTCGACGATGTGGCCCAGAACCCGGACACTACTTCCTGGAAATCCATCCAGGAATACCCGCTACTGGGTACACAGCTTTTACTCGCCAGGAAGATAGACGCAGACCTTATCGACGTGGATAATCTGAAGGTGAAGCATCTGGATGGCGCAGACGGGGAGTTTACAGGCAGTGTTACCGCAACCGAAGGTTATATCGGTGCATTCAAGATAACCAACAGAGGACTTGAAAACGAAAAGGAAAATCCGACCGCGACATTGAGGATAGGCAAGGATGGCGGGAAATTTTTTGAAGTGAATGTCTCGTCCGGGGCAATGTGCCGCATTCGTGGAGATGGGATTACGGCACTCAGTTTGGATGCCTACGGTGACCATTCAACCGGTGTAAGAGTGATGGCCCAGGCCGGATATGATACTTGCGCGATAGAAGCATTGGGTAATGTAGATTTGAATGCCAGGAGCGGTGAATCGGTCAGAATAAGCAGATTACGGGTTTCCGGATTAGCAGCGAATGTCCGCAATTTAGGCAGCAGCATGATGTCTGCCCCACCGAGCTATACGGTCAGTGATACCGATGATATTATCATATATGGAGGACCGGATCTAAGTTTTGACCCTACCCTGTTTCTTCCAAGTTCGGCTGTTACGGGCCGGATTGTATATTTGAAGAACCAGTTGAACCGGAATGTTTGGGTAAAAGGTCCCCTGATGAATGCCAATAACAGAGGCACAACGAACGCTTCTTCAATCAATCAAATATCCTGCTTTTTCGTTTTTGACGGTAGTCATTGGATTCATTTTTACTGTGGATAATGGTTATGTTGGATATGCTTTTAAAACTCAACGACAAGCTGCTGCATTTTCTTGCATGCCTTGCCATCACGCTGACAGCGGGTGAACTCTGTGCCGTTACGGCAGGCGTGACGAAAGAAGCCGCTGACTGGATGTATAGGAAGAACTGTAAGGTCGGTTCGGGATGGGACTGGCTGGACATACTTGCGGATGCTGCCGGCATAGCGGTCGGCAGCGTATTAAGGAGATTGGTATTCGATTATTAATGTAATAAAAAGGATTATGTTAGACACATTATTGGTTGCGCTGGTGATCTCAGTAGATACCGCGCAGGTAAAGGAATTTCCGCAGAAGGCGGAAGTCGAGTTCAAGAAAAACGATTTGAAGGAGAACATCATTAAGTCAGCCTTGAATTTCCATAATAGCGGAAAGAAGGATGATAAGACCTGGAACTGGAAGATTCAGGATGTGGTGTTCAAAAAGGATTAAAACAATGTTCAATTTAAAATCAAATAATTATGGGAGCTATAAAAACGATGAAGGAAGTCGAAAGCGCACTTCCCCAGAAAAAAGAGATAAATTATGTACGTGCTTTGGATAAGAACGGCAATCCGATTTTAATCAATAAAGAGGACCTGGCGCAAGTTGTGGGAGAACTGATACCAGTGGCTACCTTTCAA